TAGGTGAATCTCACATATGGGATGGACCATTAAATCAAAGTGGTAGAGCTCACGGTGTAGGTTCTAGCTCAGGTATAACAGGTATGCAAGTATCTAAGTTTCCTTGTGCTCCAGTAGAATATCAAGTGAAATTACCTATAACTCAAATAGCTAAAGGTTAATTCGACCTAATAATAAAATGGAAATGACAGACATTAAATTGATAGCTATTAATAGCGTAACTTTAGCTGTGACTATGACAGAACTAGAAGTTTCACTTAAAATAATACTTTTACTCGTAACTATTGGATATACAGTGTTTAAATGGGTAAAACTAAACAAAAAGAAGTAATATTTAAACTATGGCACAATCTAACACACCATTAAAAATAACGAATAAATCTTACGAAAAGCAAAACAGGAGTATGCGTGTTGACTACACGAAAGAAACTGGTAAGACTTTAGGATCTAGACAAACTGAAGGAACTGGAGCACGTAGAGTTGCTTTTGCTTGTAGATTTGGTGGTATGAAAGGTGGCATGACAGATAAAAGTGGCGGCGGACCTAGTAAGTTATCAATGGCTTTAAAGAAATGGGGTTTTGGTAGTAAGTCAGCAGCAACCTCTTTTTGTAATTCTAATAAAAAATCATAATCAATAATCAATAATTAAACAAATGGAAAAAGGGCACTATGGAGAGTATTCAGGTAATGCAAGGCATTCGAGAGTAAATAGTGGTAATGTTCATGCAGCAGAAAGAGATGATGCAGCTCATATATCATATTTAAAAAGAGACGTAGACTACGATAACAAACATGGACATAGTGATATAGATATGACAGCTGATGAAAAGCATATATCTAAACTAGCTGGAGATATGAAATACGATAAAAAAAATCACTAATGGCATTTAAATTAAAACACACAAACGTTGAAAGCATGTTAGGTAAAGGACCTAAGATGTATGGTGAAGAAGGACCAAAGAACATGGAAAATGTTTTAGCTGGAAAAGATGCAGCTCAAGGACCTATGATGTATGAAGAAGGACCTAAATTACATGATGAGTTCACTAAGGAAAATAACATCGTTCATGACGGAGCAAAATCTAAAGGACCTAAAAGTCATAAAACAACTAAAACCGGAAAAGTTATTTTTCATGGAAAAGAAATAGAAGAAAGGAAAAATACCAAAATTTCTCCAAAAGAACAAGCTATTAGAGCAAAACTTAGAAAAAAACAAGAAGATAAAGTAACCAACAATCAATAATCAATAATCAATAATTAAACAACAAAATGGCAAGATATATATCAATAAACGTAACAAATTCAGCAACTCCACTATTAGCGGGAGAGCAATTAATAAATGTAGACCAAATTGAAGCAGCATCTTATGTAGCGGCAACAGGTGTGCTTTCTATATTTTATGTACCTACAGGAGTAGATTCATTAGTAGCACCTCCAGGTACTATACTAGGTAGAGTAGCTCAATCAACTATAACTACAACTACAAATGGTGCAGCTGGTGTACCAACATTTACTACATCTCTAGGAGATCCAAGTAAAGCAATATACAGAGCAATGACTGCTAATCCAGGTGGTGTTAAAGCTTCAGTTAATTTAGGTAGAGATCAAGCAGCGACAGCGTTGCCTATTTACTTCTCTAACTTTAACATAACTTCTAACATAATTGCTTAATACACAATTAATAATAGCACAGGGTGAAATATCCCTGTGTTTATTATAATAACTTATTAATAGTATGCCATACATAATGAAAGGTTTTCCTTACAACATTGACAATACTCCTATCTACAGTATGGATATGGAAGAAGGTGTTTTAGGAGTAGCTGATAAAAACGGTAGTATTTTAATAAATAAAGATATAACAGACCCTGATAAAAAAGAAGATATTATAAATCATGAAAAAGTTCACTTAAAACAAATGAAAGATGGTGATCTTGAGTATGACTCAGATAGTGTTACTTGGAAGGGCAAAAAATATTCACGCAAAAATTTTGACGAAGGAGATAAAACTTTACCTTGGGAAAGACCTGCGTATAACGCACAAAAAAAATAAATAAAATGGGAAATTGGTTTAGTAAACACGCACAACAAAGTAGGTTGTTGAAAGATATGCCTTTAGATACAGACATGACTAATAGGGATGGACCTAAGTCGCATGGAGGAAAACATCCTGAGTCAAAGTTTAATTATACACCAGACATGCCTGAAGTAGTTGGAACAAAAATAACTAAAGACACAGAAGAAGTTAGAAATAACAGTGTTCAAGGTTTTAGCACAGGTGATAGTTATTCTCCTGATGATAGTATTAGGAATCCACAAGGTGATACTGCAAAATTAAATGTTAGTGATGATAGACAAAGACCTGGAGCATCAGCAGGGGCAACACCTAAAAAATCTAATAAAGTAGTAATAAAAATTCCAAAAAACTCTACTAAATTTACTTAAAATGTGGAAATTATTACTAGGTCTTTTAGGTAAAGGTAGCGGAGGTAAAAAATCTGTTGTTGGTGGTCTAGCCTGGGAAATAAGAGAAGCAATAAAAGGTAAAGAATTAGAACCTGATAAACTAATAGAATTACAAACTAAAATCAATGCAGTTGAAGCTCAGCATCGAACATTATTTGTTGCTGGTTGGAGGCCGTTTATTGGTTGGATATGTGGAGTAGCGTTAGCCTATAATTTTGTTATAAGAGATTTATTTATATGGATAACACAAACTACTGAAACTCCACCTGCTTTACAAATGGATCATTTAATGACCGTGTTGTTAGGTATGTTGGGATTAGGCGGTTTAAGAACTTATGAAAAAATAAAAGGAAAAGATAAATAAAAAAAATATGTATCAACAAAACAAAAGTGATATGTTTACAAACGCAGTAAGCATAGAACAAGCACAAACACTAAGCGTAGGCGTTATACCTGCTGCTAGATTTGCTGGTGCTGCAAACACATCTGCTAATCTACCAGTGAATGCCACTGCTGTGGCTTATCCTTCAATAGGTGCTGCAGGTGGAACTTATATAGGTTCTGCAAGACCAAGTACTAGAGGACCAGGTAGTGGTGAACAAAACGATTCTATTGGAGTTTCGTATACACTAACTACCGACGGTGCTGGTGCTGTTAACTCAGTAACAGTTAATGTGACTAGACCAAATGGGATCCCAAGTCCTATTGTAGCAGCGCCAAGTGCACCGTTGAATCCAGGAGCAGGACCTAATATAGGTTTTGCAGCTCAAACAATAATATTTGATGTAGCTTCTTTAAATGCTGCATTTGGAGTACAGACTCCTGTTGTTACAGGCTTAGTAACAATAACATTAACAGCAGCAGAATTTCAAGTGCCATTAAGTGGTACAATAGCAGCTGGTCCACCCGTTACAGAACAAGTATATGAAGCTGATCCACAATCAGGTGGTTCTAGTTTTGATATATATGTAGGAACAGCAGGTGTAGTTAGAGTAGAATTAATTGGAGCACCTAAAGATCAATTTGTATTAATTGATGCCGGTATTGGTGCAATGAATTTACAAGCTAGAAAAATATATCTAGGAGCAGTAACAACAGCAACGGGATTACTAGCCCTTTACTAGTAGAAAATTAAATTAAATTAAATTAAATGAAAAAAGTAAAAGAAGTAGAAGAAGCAAAAGTACAAGTTACAGAAGAACAATTAGCTACAATAAATAAGCAACAAGAAGAGTTAGCAGGTCTGTTAAGAGATATTGGATATCTTGAAACACAGAAACATGCATTAAATCACAAGTATGCTTTAGTTGTTAAAGAAGTAGAGGATTTTAAAGTTGATTTAGAAAAAGAATATGGTGCTGTAAATATAAACCTAGAAGATGGGTCATGTACTCCAGTAGAAAAAGAAAGTGAGTAACAGTATTATAAGAAAAATCAGCATTGGTTCTGATTATAAAAATGATGCCATGCACTATGCTGTAGGACAGTCAGTGTATGGTGGTCATACAATTTCTCATATATTATATGATGAAGAAGAATCTTCTTACAATATTTTTATTAAAAAAGAAGATGAGATACTACCGTGGAAGAAGTTTAATTCTAACATGGCTATATCTGTAGAATATGATCTAGAATACTAATGAACAGTCTTTATCAATTTATAATTAAACCTATTGGTGATAGATATGACAATAAGATAAAAGTTGATAATAAAGAATTAATTATTAACTCTAGTATTTCAGATCATAAATTTATTAATAGAACTGCAGAAGTAGTAAGTATTCCGCTTGGATTTAAAACAAAAATACAGAAAGGTGACATTGTTATAGTACATCACAATTTATTTAGAAGATACTATGACATGAAAGGTAAGTCAGTTAATGGCTCTAAGTTTTTTAAAGATAATTTATATTTTGCTGAAGACAGTCAAATATTTCTTTATAAAAACAAAGACACTTGGAAAACTAATTTAGATTTTTGCTTTGTAACTCCACTAGTTGAACAGGATGATTCTAAGGGCGTTAAATTAAAAAAGAATGTTGGTATATTAAAATATGACAATAGCACATTAAAGACGCTAGATATAGCGCCTGGAGATGTGGTTGGATTCAAACCTAACAGAGAATTTCAATTTACTATAGATAAAGAGATTTTGTACTGTATGCAATCAAATGATATTACAATTAAATATGAATACCAAGGAAACGAAATTAAGTATAATCCAAGCTGGTCAAAAAGCAGTTGAAGAATTAATTAAAGTTGCTAAAGAAAAAATAGTAGATTCAGATGATGATCTCTCTGCTGATAGATTAAAAAATGCAGCTGCTACAAAAAAACTAGCTATCTTTGATGCTTTTGAAATACTAACACGTATAGAGGAAGAGGAAAGTATGCTGAAAGAAAGTTCTAAAAAAGATAAAGGCGCACACTTTAAGGGGTTTGCAGAAGGAAGGTCTAAATAATGTACGAACAAACTTTATATAAGATTTTACCTGATCATATTAAACCTACAGTACTTAAAAGAAATAATAGATATAAAAAGTGGGAAACAGGATATAATGAAGAACATGATGTTATTATTATTAGTAAGACTGGTCAAATTGGTGAAGTGTATGAGATACAAGGTCTCAAAATTGCACTCCCTTTAGAAAAAGATTCTTACAAAAGATCTGGTAAAAAAGACGAACAATACTGGGAATCACATAGTTATCCAAAAGAATTATCTAAAATAAGGACTGTAATTGATTGGAATAATTATCCTGCTAACTTTAAAGATAAATGGTATGATTATATTGATGGAGAGTTTAAAAGACGTGAAGAAGGTTTTTGGTTCTACAATAAAGGTACTCCTAGCTATATCACTGGTTCTCATTACATGTACTTGCAGTGGACTAAAATTGACGTTGGCCAGCCAGACTTTAGAGAATCCAATAGAATATTTTTTATTTTCTGGGAAGCGTGTAAACTGGATTCCAGATGTTATGGATTGTGCTACCTTAAGAACAGACGATCTGGGTTTTCTTTCATGGCATCCTCCGAGCTTGTACACCAGGCAACTATATCTTCAGACTCAAGGTATGGGATATTATCAAAGACAGGGGCTGATGCAAAGAAGATGTTTACCGATAAGGTCGTACCAATATCAGTCAATTATCCCTTTTTCTTTAAGCCCATACAAGACGGTATGGACAGACCCAAAAGTGAACTCGCGTACAGAGTACCAGCCTCAAAACTCACAAGACGTAAACTTGACGAGAATAAACGTAGGGAGGAACTCGTTGGGCTTGACACGACAATCGACTGGAAGAACACCGGTGACAACTCGTACGATGGAGAGAAACTCAAGATCCTTGCCCACGATGAATCGGGTAAATGGGAAAGACCGGACAACATACTCAACAACTGGAGGGTCACAAAGACGACATTAAGACTAGGTAGTAGAATAATTGGTAGATGCATGATGGGATCAACATCAAATGCACTTGATAAAGGAGGAGCTAACTTTAAAAAATTATATGATACATCAAACGTCAGAAATAGAAATCGCAATGGCCAGACAAATTCAGGACTCTATAGTTTGTTCATACCTATGGAATGGAACTACGAGGGATACATCGATACTTATGGATTTCCTGTATTCGACACTCCGAAAAAACCCGTACAAGGAATTGATGGATCAAAAATTAAAATCGGTGTCATATCACACTGGGAAAACGAAGTTGAAGGCTTAAAAGAAGATCAAGAAAGTTTAAATGAATTTTACAGACAGTTTCCACGTACAGAAAAACATGCTTTTAGAGATGAAGCCAAACAGTCTTTATTCAATTTAACTAAAATATACGAACAAATAGATTATAATGAAGATCTACGTAATAGTAATATAGTAACAAAAGGAAGTTTTCAATGGGAAAACGGTATAAAAGATACAAGAGTTATTTTTGTGCCTAATAATTCTGGAAGATTTTTAATATCATGGATTCCACCTTTTCAATTGCAGAATAAGTTTTTAGTTAAAAACGGTATTAGATATCCAGGCAACGATCACACCGGTGCTTTTGGTTGTGATAGTTACGATATATCAGGTACAGTAGATGGTAGAGGATCAAAAGGTGCATTGCACGGTTTAACTAAGTTTTCTATGGAGGATGTTCCTCCTAATAGTTTTTTCTTAGAATACATAGCACGACCTCAAACAGCTGAGATATTTTTTGAAGATGTTTTAATGGCAATTGTTTTTTACGGAATGCCAATATTAGCGGAAAACAATAAACCTAGGTTGTTGTATTACTTAAAAAGAAGAGGATACAGGGGATACTCTATAAATAGACCAGACAAGGTTTATAACAAACTATCAGTTACAGAAAGAGAAATTGGAGGAATACCTAATTCAAGTGAAGACATAAAGCAAGCACACGCGGCTGCTATAGAGGATTACATTGAAAACTTTATAGGTTTAATAGGTGATGGATATGGTGACATGTATTTCCAGCAAACTTTAGATGATTGGGCTAGGTTTAATATAACAAACAGAACAAAACACGATGCTTCTATAAGTTCGGGTTTAGCTATAATGGCTTGTAATAAAAATAGATATGCTCCTAACGCAAAAAGAACTATGACAACCGTTCCTTTGGGTTTAAAAAGATATAATAACGAGGGAGTAAATTCAAAAATAATCAAAATAAATGATTAACATTAACTATAATAGTAGTTTTCCGGATCAGGTTGTACCTGAAGCAGAAAAAAGTTCTTTTGAGTATGGGTTAGCTGTTGCTCAAGCCATTGAGCATGAGTGGTTTAGAAACAGTAGTGGTCAAAATAGATTTATTAATAACTTTCAAAACTTTAATAGATTAAAATTATATGCTAGAGGTGAACAGCCTGTGCAAAAATACAAAGACGAATTAGCTATAAATGGCGATTTATCTTACTTAAACCTAGACTGGTCACCTATACCCGTATTATCTAAGTTTGTAGATATAGTAGTAAATGGAATGACAGAAAAAGGTTATGAAATAAAATCTTTTGCAACTGATCCATTTGGTATAAAACAAAGAACTGACTACGCTAGTAATGCTTTGAGAGATATACAAGAAAAAGAAAGCATTGATCAACTAACTCAATTAACTGGTAGAAACTTTTACGCTTCAAGTAATCCAGCTGCTTTACCGGAAAATCCAGAAGAGTTAGATTTATTCATGCAACTTAACTACAAACAAGCTATAGAAATAGCTGAAGAAGAAGTTATAGATAATGTGTTAAGCTATAATAAGTATGATGAAACTAAGAAACAATTAGCTTATGATTTAACTGTTCTAGGCATTAGTGCCGTTAAAACTAATTTTAATCTATCTGAAGGGATAACGGTTGAGTACGTAGATCCAGCTAGAATAGTTTATTCTTATACTGATGATCCTAATTTTGAAGATATATACTATGTAGGTGAAGTAAAAAACTTATCTTTATCAGAAGTAAAAAGACAATTCCCAAGTCTTACAAATAAAGAATTAGAAGAAATACAAAAATATCCAGGAAGAAACTCTTATACAAACACTTGGTGGGGACAAAATCAACAAGATTTAGTTCAAGTATTATTTTTTGAATATAAAACTTATCACGATCAAGTATTTAAAATAAAACAAACAGAACAAGGTTTAGAAAAAACCTTAGAAAAGCCAGATACTTTTAATCCACAACCTAGTGATAATTTTGAAAGAGTATCAAGATCTATAGAAGTATTATATACAGGTGCTAAAGTTTTAGGACTTGGAGACAACATGCTTGAATGGAAATTGTCTGAAAATATGACAAGACCAAACGCAGACACTACTAAGGTTAATATGAACTATATCATAACTTCACCTAGAATGTATCAAGGTAGAATAGAATCTTTAGTTAGTAAAACAGTAGGTTTTGCTGATATGATTCAATTGACACATTTAAAATTACAACAAGTATTATCACGTATTGTACCAGATGGTGTATATTTAGACGTTGATGGATTAGCGGAAGTTGATCTAGGTAATGGAACTAATTATAATCCTTCAGAAGCTTTAAACATGTATTTTCAAACAGGTAGTATTGTTGGAAGATCTTTAACTCAAGATGGTGAAGGTAACAGAGGTAAAGTGCCTATTCAAGAGCTACAGAGTTCTTCAGGTATATCTAAGATACAAGCAATGATACAAACTTATCAATATTATCTACAAATGATAAGAGATGTAACAGGTTTAAATGAAGCTAGAGATGGAAGTACTCCAGATAAAAATGCTTTAGTAGGTTTACAAAAACTAGCTGCAGCTAATTCTAACACAGCAACTAGGCATATACTTCAGTCTTTAATGTACATGACAATTAGAGTTTGTGAGAATATTAGTTTAAGAGCTGCTGATATGCTTTCATTTCCTTTAACTAGAGATTCTTTAATAAAAAGTATTAATAGTTTTAACGTAGCGGCTTTAACTGAACTAGAAACTTTACATTTGCATGACTTTGGAATATTTTTAGAACTAGAACCAGACGAAGAAGAAAAAGCTCAATTAGAAAAAAGTATACAAATAGCTTTACAAGCTGGGAATATAGGTTTAGAAGATGCTATAGATATAAGAGAAATAAGAAATATTAAACTAGCAAATCAATTACTAAAATCTAAACAAAAGAAAAAACAAGAAGCTGATAGAGCTGCTCAATTAGAAAACATACAAGCTCAAGCTCAAGCAAATGCAGAGTCAGCAGAAAAAGCAGCATTAGCAGAAGTACAGAAAGGACAAGCTTTGGCTCAAACAGAAATTCAAATTGAACAAGCTAAATCTCAAATGGAGATACAAAGAATGGAACAAGAAGCTATGATTAAGAAACAATTAATGGCAGAAGAGTTTCAATACAGTGTTCAGTTAGCACAGATGGAAACGCAACGTTCTAATACTAGAGAAGCTGAGATTGAAGATCGTAAAGATAAGAGAACTCAAATGCAAGCAACACAGCAAAGTAAAATGATAGATCAAAGACAAAACGATCTATTACCTACAGATTTTGAATCTCAAAATGATTCATTAGATGGATTTGGATTAGAAAGTTTTAATCCTTAAGAATAACTATTATTAATTTTATATTATCATATTATGTCAAAAAAAGAAAAAGCAGTAAAAGAACCAGAAGTAACAGTTGTTGAAAAAACACCAGTTGCTCAAGAAGGAGAATTTAAAATATCTACAGCAAAAAAAATGAGAAATCTTGGTAAAGAAAGTTTGCCCACTATTGCTAAATTAGATTTATCTAAACAACCTAAAAAAGAAGAAACAAATGCCATTCAAATCGGAGAAACAAAGGAAGTGGATGTGGATAAATCTACCGAGCCTAGCCAAGAAGTGGACCACAAAGTACAAATCAAGTCCGATGAAAATGTTGTTGAAGAGCAAGAGCTAGACTCTCCTTTACAATTAATAACTGATGATGAGAACAACACTACAGACGTTGTTACTAAAGATACATTAGAAAAAAAAGAAATATCCAGTGAAGTTGAAAAACAAGTACTTCCTGAAAATATAGAAAAATTAATTCAATTTATGGAGGAAACAGGTGGAACCATTGAGGACTACACCCGTTTGAATGCAGATTATAGCAATATAAATGACAATACTCTATTACATGAATACTACAAAAAAGCTAGACCTCATTTAGATCAAGAAGAAAGAGACTTCATTATTGAAGACACTTTTTCAATTGACGAGGAACTAGACGAAGCAAGAGATATTAAAAAGAAAAAACTTGCTTATAAAGAAGAAGTTGCTAAAGCCAAAGGTTTTTTGGAAGATGTTAAGAGTAAATATTACGACGAAATCAAGTTGAGACCCGGCGTAACTCAAGACCAACAAAAAGCTACTGACTTTTTTAACCGATACAACGAAGACCAAGATGCAAACAAAGTTAAGCATGACGCTTTCTTACAACGTACAAACAACCTTCTCAATGATGAATTCAAAGGTTTTGATTTTAAATTAGGAGATAAAAAATTCAGATACGGAGTAAAAGATCCTGCTAAAGTTGCTGACCAACAAGGCGATATATCTAATTTCATTAAGACGTTCTTAAATGAAAAAGGAGAAATTAATGACGCTAAAGGTTATCACAAAGCTTTGTATGCAGCACGAAATGCTGATACTATTGCTCAACATTTTTATGAACAAGGTAAAACTGACGCGATTAAAGATACGATGGCAAAGTCTAAAAACATAAGTACAGAACCTAGGAAAGTAGCCTCAGGTGAAGTGTTTGTGAATGGACTAAGAGTAAAATCAATTAGTGGCTTGGATTCAACAAAATTAAAAATTAGTAAAAAAACATTTAATTAAAAAATAAAAAAATGAGTTTAATACCACAATTTGGTGCTATAGTTCCTGCTCCTAATCAGCAACTATTAGCAAACGCATACCTTGCATTTAATACAGGGGGTGCTAATGATTTTATACAACAATACTTACCAGAAGTATACGAACAAGAAGTTGAGCGTTATGGAAACAGAACGTTATCAGGTTTTTTACGTATGGTAGGGGCAGAGATGCCAATGACTTCAGATCAAGTTATTTGGTCAGAACAAAACAGACTACATATAGCTTACTCTAACTGTGTTAATGCTGTTGCTGGGGCTGTTTCTACAATTACAGTACCAGTTCCAACTGCTCCAGGTGTTACACGATGTGTTATTGGCCCAGGTCAAACTATCGTTGCAATGGATAATGCTGGAAATGAACTTAAATGTATCGTTACAGCTACAACCGGTGTTGGTGGTGGTGTTTTAACTGTTGCTCCTTATACACAAGCTACAACAGCTTCACTAGCTGGAATTGTTAAGATCTTTGTATTTGGTTCAGAATTTGTTAAAGGTGCTGCTACTTCAAATGCAGGTGCTGGAGCTTTAGCTAACAACACGGCTTTACAACCACAGATTACTATTACTCCTACATTCACTCAATTTGCTAACTCACCAGTTATCATTCGTAACGTTTACACAATAAACGGTTCAGATATGGCTCAAATTGGTTGGGTAGAAGTTGCTACAGAAGACGGAACAACAGGTTATCTATGGTATTTAAAAGCTGAATCTGAAACACGTTTACGTTTTGAAGACTATCTAGAAATGGTATGTGTAGAAGGTAATCTAGCTACTGCTGGATCCGCTGCAACTGCTGCTGGTTTCAAAGGTACTCAAGGTTTATTCCAAGCTGTACAAGCTAGAGGTAATGTTGAGATTGGATTTGCTGGAGCTTCTGGTTTAGATGACTTTGATGAGATTCTTAAAAATTTAGATACTCAAGGAGCTATTGAGGAAAACATGCTTTTCTTAAATAGATCTACTTCACTAGAATTTGACAACATGCTTTCTA